ACCAAGATGCGTAAGAGATGCACTAATTACACCAGTACTATCATTATATGTAAAATCAATAGTTGTGCTATCAGAAAGAGATCCACCTACTACGTCTTGAACAGCTTCTATAAAGTCGGTAATAGCTGTAGAAGGGATAGCAATAGTCGTATTAGAAGCTGCGGTAAGTCGTCCATAAGCATCCACCGTAAAGGTAGGTACTTGAGTAGCTGAACCATAAGAGTTAGCTGATACTGTGGTAGTGGCTAAATCAATACTGTCTGCATTAACTACGATACGAGCTGTGCTTGCAGTTATAACATCTACAGTATTACCTGTCTTAGTTAGACCTGCACCAGCTTGTATATCGGAAGCTGAAGCAAAAGATACCCAAGTAACCGCAGTAGTGTTAAGTGTGCCACCTTGATCTACTGTACAGTAAAAAGATTTATCTGCATTGGCTGTTCCTTGCTCAACGAATAAAAATGCTGAAACAAGATCATTCCAGTTATCCCCATCTCCAGCTCTTACCCAAGTGGTAGTAGGGCTACTTACTTCGTAAATACCATTACGTGCTTGGGCGGTCTCGTCTTTAACCAGAATGCGGTAGCCCGTAGCAATAGCTACTCCGTCAATAGTAGTGGGAGCAGAGGTAAATGTGCCTGAAGACCAAGATGCGCCAGAAAGAACTCCTGTTGTAGCAAGGCGTGCTGATTCTTTGGGGGACAATCCTTGTACGTAACTATCCACGTAACCTTTAGTAGCAGCATGTGTAGATGCTGTTGGAGTAGAGTTGATAGTTACGTTATTAGTGAAAGTTTGATTTCCTCCAAAAGTATTGTTTTCGTCTTCATAAGCTATTGCTGAAGGAAGATACGTTTTAGCAATAGGGGTAGCATTCCATGTACCTGTCGTTACAGTACCAAGGGTAATAATAGAAGATTGTCCTGCATAAGTGGAGGCAATATCTATGACTACATCCCCTGCTATACCACTCGGATTCGTAGTCGTTACTCTGTTGGTAGTACCATTAATAGCACGAGTAACCCAAGTATCAGTAGTGGTGCGAGCTGCAAAGCCTGTTCCAGAGAGCTGAGAGATAGCATTGAGATCAGCGTCAAGTGTAATATTTGTACGAGAGTTACCTGCGTCATCGGTAGCTGTAATACCAGAGCCGATAAAGTTAATTGCTGAACGGTTAGTTAAGCCTGAACCTTCTTCTTGTACAGTAACAATACCGCCTGCTCCAGCAGAAGCATTAAGAGTTGTTCCTGTAATAGTTAAGTTTGTACCTACTGTTAACCAAGCAGGCGCAGCTGCGGAATCGTCATAAAAGAAAATCTTGTCTGCTCCAGCTCCCGGTGCTGCTGAATACGTAAGCTCATTGGAGGAATTGGTATAAGGCACTGCGGGGTTAGCAGTAGACTTCTCTAACTGTTTCCCCAGTCTTATTCTTGTAGTTGCCATTAGTTATAATATCTGATTGTTAATCTGTCTCCTACTTGAAAGGGAAACGTAAAAGTTAGAGTTGTGTTTGGAGTATTTCCTATTTCGTAATCTTCGGTGTGGGTCTTGAGTATACCATTTAAGTACACATCTACCAAACGAGTTAAATTAGCAGCGATACCTGTAAAAGTGTGAGTGTTTAGTCCTACTGTAGGATTTTCTGTTGCTTTTAGAGGATATGCCGCAGATGGGGTTCCAGATGCAGAAATAGTGAGGTTAGGGAATGTGCCTGTAATTGATATGTTTGATCCTGCATTAAGATTAAGCGTAGAAGTTATTACCCCAGTAGAAATTGAAATTCCTGCCCCTGCGCTATATAGATAGTTTCTAAGTGGAAGTAAATCTACTGTGTTTCCCGGAATTAAAGAGAGTAGGGTTGTTGAAAGGCTGAGTAGAGCGTTTGAAGATGTTGTTGGGGTAGAAGCTACCCACGCTACTCCATTCCAAGTAAGTACTTGCCCAACAGTAGCACCTACAGAAGCTATTTGTAAAGGTGAATTTTGAGTCCCGCTTCCGTCTAATGGCGGCAGTATAACAAGCGGTTTAGTGTTTGCGTATGATGTGATTATGTCATACATACTAACTTCAGGCCCGCAAGCGTCAAGTGGGAGCTTGATTTTCTTTAATTGGTCAAGCCTAAGTTCCATTATTTATATTTAATGTAGTTGTATCCAAGAATCAACAATAAAGCATTCTACTTTATTTGACGTAAGATTTAATCCAATAGTTCCACTAACGGGATTTATTGGGCGTGCTGCATCATTAGCCCAAGTATTAAGTATAAGTGTTGTCCACGAAGCGTCTGTGCCATTTGTGACTAAGTACTTAGAAGCTGAACCACTTTGAGAAGGCAGCCCCATAAAACTTCCCCAAGAAAGTTCTGTACCGTTAGTGGTAAGAAGTTTTCCACTATTAGAGGATTGATCAGGTACAATAGGTACAGTTACCCAAGCTGCCGCTGTTCCATCAGTAGACAACAATTTTCCAGTTTGTCCCGCTTGTGCCGGTAAGGGCAATTGCCAAGAAATTGTTTCATTAGAAGTAGAAAGGAATTTGCCATCCTGCTCGTACTGTCCCGGAAGCAACTCATCAATCGTTGGAATATTTACTACAGGAGGAGTAGGCACAGGAGGTAGATTTGGTATAATCTCCAGTTGAGTGTAAGCTTTAAGTATACTATCTAAGGACAGTGTTCTCACACGAGCAGAAGCTTCTCCTTTCTTAAGGCCTACTGTAATAAAATAATTCTTAATGTCTGTAAGAGTCATGATACTTTAGTTTAGACTGCTGCTACAGGAACTAATATACCATATACGTATACATCTGCTGTTGCAGCAGCGCCTTGAGCAGTAGTGAGAGAGAAGAAGAGAGATGCTGCTGTTTGAGTGAGGACAGGGCTAACAAGCGTAAGGTTAAGGGTTCTTGCAGCGACTGTTAGTGTACTGTATGCTTGGCCTGCGGCTACAAGAGCTGTACCTGCTTTACTTGCAGTGTTGTATACTCCGCCAGCAGCAGTAGTCAGCGAAGTGGAAGCATTAGTTACTACAATGCGGGTGACAATAAACGCACGTGAAGTGTCAGCTTTATTAATCGTGATTGCTTGGTCAGTTGTAGCATTCATGTTTACTTTTTTGCTACCCAGCAAAACTTCATTGCCTGCAAGTAGAGCATTGTTTGCGGCTACTTGAGTATTAAACAAACGCAAACCTTCAAATAGGGAGAAAGAAGGTTGATTGCGAAAGATAGTAGATATTTTAGGACGAGAAAAGAGCTTGAGTTCTTTCAGGTCAGAGAGTGTCAAAGCCATGATTTAATTTTTATGTGTTTATGTATTAAAATATTCCTTCCTTCTCGAATGAGAAGGAAGGAATTAGATAGTTTCTACTAATCAAGTACTTTAACGTTAGGATTGTTACCGTCAGCCAAGTAGCTGTTCAAAGCTGTATCCAGCAGAGCGATAGCAGGGTGGGCAGTTGTGCCTGTGCTATAACGTGGAATCAAGATCAGCTCGCGACGAGAGATAACATCTTGCCCGAAGAAAGAGTTCTTAGTTTCGTAGCTGTGAGTGATGTTGTATGTAACATAGCTTTCACCGCTTACTATTGGAGAAGGATAGTTGATAACTGGATCCAAAGTATGACGCAGGGCATATTTACGCTGGCCCTGTGTAGAAGTATACAGAAGATCCAGAACACGCGAAGTACCTTGACCTTCGTCTGCTTGCTCCCATTCTGCGTTAGCAACCGTAGTAAAATTAAAACCATTAACCAGACCTACGTCCAGTTTAACTTTGATTTGTGGAATACGATCTACATAAGCAGGAACCTCATCCAAAGCGATCAAAAGCAACATGTCAGCAGTAGGCAAATTAACCAAATCAACATCGACAATTGTCCATGTCAAATCAACCAAGTTACCTGTTTTCTTAGCCAAAGTGGCGTTGATGATCGACGCTGCTTGAGTAGCCGTAAGCGTCAGAGTTTTATCGGTGCCTGTAGCCACATCTACAACAGTAAGTACTGTACCAGCCGCGATAGGAGTGCTTCCACCAATTTCTTCACCTGATCCTGCTGCCGAGTCAATCAGTAGGGCTACTACTGGCACGTTATTAGGAAAACGAGAGTTGAGAGCAAAAGCTGTCGAGTTACGGTTAATATTGTACGCGATGTTGTGAAGAATCTGAGTACGGGCTGCTGCCTCTGTAGTGCCTAAGCTCGTGAAGTCCGGCGTAGTGTACGAAGAATTAAGGGTGGCAGATACGTTGCTGGAGTAAAGTTCGTCAATCCTGCGGCCTCTGAAGGCGCATTTAAGGGTGTATTCAGTCAGATCAGTTACGTTAATCTTACCTGCGGAACTTGCATTAGGATTACCTACTATCCAAGTGGAGTGAGTAGGAAGACGGAATGCTTGTTTAGTTACTGTGATACGGCTACGGCCATCAATGCTTGCAGACCGTTCGAATGGTTGTACACTCAATGGGTAAGAAGCTGTTGCCTGAGCTACAGCAGCCGAGTTAGCGTTACCTTGATAGATAGCGATAAACGGAGTAGCCGTAATAGTTGGGGTAGCAGTAGTGAACGAGTGAGCTGCCAGTGTGCCCAAAGACGAGTCAGATACGATACCAATTTGTCCATCTGCCAAAGGGTTGGCAAAGATGTTACCTGTGACAGGTATTGTGGTTTGTGCCGCTTTCGCAACAATAAAATTTTCGTTTGCGCGAAGATTTCCCATTATTGTTCTTATTTTATTTGTACTATGTTAATATTGCATAATTGTTTCTACTTATGTGATTTTTCTATTTAGCTATTTCACACTTATCCTGCCAGACCTAATTTTGCTGTTTTCAATTGTATATACTCTGGACTTTCAATATTCATACTTGCTATAACTACCGCTAAATCCACTATTTCTACGTGTGATTGTTCGTTAAGTTCTGAGGTAGTAGGTGGATAGGTAATACCGTCTATGTATGTATATGTTCCGATAGAAATTCTACTCGGATATTTTATGTACTCCAGTTGCACACTTTCTACTGTAGAGGGAATAGTGGGATACATGTACATCGAAGTAGCCATTGCTGTCTCACTACTTTTACCGTAATTGTAGAGTAAGTGTTCTTTCGAACTGCGATTAAATGGATCGCGAAGTGCATCCAAGTAATCATCATGACTAATAGGTTTTAGCACTACTGTTGATGTGCATGTTCCTGACATTACTTTTGCTGTTCCGCTTATGATATACAGGTGTGGGTACTTGAGTAGCGAGAGAGGAAGTTCGTAAACTCCATTCAAATTTGTTGGGACGAGATCTCCCTGCTCTTCTTTTTTTACTACGAGATTTGATAGTGCTTTACTTATCCTCTCGTTTGTTTCAAAAGTGTTATCGTATTGACGCTTAACGTAGACAAGTTGTGCCTCGTTCAAGAACCAATCTATCTCTGCTGGATTAAAGTCTTGGTTAGATAGAGTATCGACACGGTCTTTCGAAAGCTTAAATTGATAGTGTAATTCTTGAACTGTCATTTTAGTGTCATCTAAAGTTTAGCGGCTATTTGTTCCAGCAATTCTTTCTGCTCTATGTCTTTCTTAGGATCCATCAAGAAGCTCACAGCATCCTCGTAGCGAGAACCAATATCCATCTTGCCCTTAGGACGTATCCATGTATATGTTCCTTGCTTCTCGTAGACTATGCGCAGTTCCAAGGCCTGTTGTAGCACATAACGTGCATCAAGTTCTTTACGGCCATTAGGCATTGTGAGTAGAGTGTAGAGCTTGTTGAACTTATTTATGTTTGAGTTGGGCTCAAAAGTAGAGTTGTCAATATAATTAAAGAGCATATTGTGAATAGTTTCTTGATTCATAACTGCACGAGTTTGTGCAATTTCCAATATGCCGATAAATTTGATTTTGTCCAATTCTGTAAACTCAGAGGCATGTAACTTAGCAAAGGTTTGAGTTTTAAGAGCATTCTTCTGATACTTTATTTGCTCGTCTTCATTCTCAATTGCGATATAATACTGAGCTTTAGGCCATTTATGTTCTCTCCATTCCTTCTCTGAGTTAGCAACAAGTTGCAGCTCTAACATTACGTAGTAGCCCAATTCATCGTCCATCAGATTCATGTCCAAACAAGTAGAGCCATCATTAAGCCTCCAGCCTTTAGTTTGGAAGTAAGTAAGGTTTTCGTCAAGAAGAGAATCGCCTTTTCTCCAAGGACGGTTCGTGAAGAACCCTTTTGGCTTACCGTACTTTTCTTCCATTTCTTGTTGGAGCATACGGACAGAACCATCCGGGTTCTTCACTGCTTGTCCCGTGATTGGATCAGTGACAGGTGTGTAAGAGATGTAGTTAGCCAAGCCACCGATTTTCGAATTGTACAAAGCTTGCACAACATCGGTACACCGGCCTATTTTGGTTTTCTTCAATTTCTTACCAGAGCTGTCATTGACCCAGTCATTTATTCTGGACGCTGTCTCTCGAGGTATCGAGTATATAAATACTTTTTTGTTGTTATTTGTAGTTGGATTCATTTTATTCTTTATCTATTACTTGAGATTACAAGTCTTTTTGTCTTCTCTTATCGAGAAGTAACAAAAACATTTTTGTTTGATTTTACTAATTTGCTTCCTCTTCGGTTTCTACTATTTTTGTCTTCGTGTTAACTTTAGTCTCTATTGTTTCGAGTAGGGAAGTAGGGGGATTATCCTTGTTCAGATGATATACTACGTTGAGTAGCTTTACTAATACTATGGGTAGTAAGTCCTTGAAAGTCAGCGTACTATTACTTTGCCAAGTTTCTACGACGACTATGAGTGCATAAATGATAATCGTAGCATCACTCAGAAAGTTAGATGATTTAAAACTTTTTTTCCATTTATCGAAAGTCGTCATAGTTTGTTGATTTATTGGTTTGTTATCTACTAATATTCGTAGTCGAGGATGTATTCGCCAGTCTGGCTAACATCTTTGATCCACATACCGGAAGTACCTTCGCAGAATACAGAGTAGCCAGCAGTAAGTGCTGATACGGAACCGCCTTTAACGGGGCCAGTAGGTGAATGAGTACCACTGCGGTAGCCCCAGCGGAATGTGTCTTTAACTTTCAGCATCATCAAATTCTGCTCACCACCGCTGCGGCCAAGGTTAGCAAATGTAAGACGTGCCGAATCAATTGGGAAGTTAGTATACTGTGGGTGCATACGCTTGCAGTACATACGATCGTCGTACATTGCGTTCAGACCGAGTTTCACAGAAACGCCTTCAGGACCGAAGTAGCGAGTAAACTGTGATCCGTAACTGAGCCCGGGAGTGCTACCACGACCTTCTGCGCTACGGATGTAGTTAGAGTCAACAGTCAGGAAACCGTTAGCTACTGCTACAAGTGCGTTGTGGAAGTTAGTAGAACCGATTGTACCAGTGATAGCTGTAGTGTCGCGATCATTAGTATCTTTACGGCTGAAGTAGATGTCCAACAGGTAATCCTGAAGACCGTTAACAGTTACTGGAGTATTAGTATAACGAGTCCAGCCATCTTTCATTTGTTCACGTGTTCCTGCTGAAGTTTTCTTCCAATATCCCTTCTTACCGGGTTTAGTTTGACGCTTGCCGTAGATGTTCTGAACTTCCATCGACATGTAAAGAGCGTCCCAGTTTTTAGCTTCTGCCATAGGCAGGAAGCGAGATGCTTGCTGGATCTTACCTTCTTTGTTTGTGTAGCTGAACTGGATCTCCATTTTGCCTTCATCCCTCCACTTAATTTCAATACAATTCGTTAGACTGTATCCGCTTTATTCAAGCTGCTTATACTTTCGTATAAGATAAGATCATATCATTTTCCTTTTCAGGAAAGTTCTTGTTTCGAGCCACTTGGCCCTACGAGCTTGCGCTCTGATCGTTGAACCCTATATAAATATACTAACTTAATCCAATCTATAAATTCATTATAACTCATTTCTCTTTTTGCATAGTTGCAGTGCTTACAGCAAGCGACACAATTACTATTTATATATCCCACCTTCGGATCAATTCTGTCTATTCCTTGGTAGTTAAAAAACACATTCTTATTTTTTCCGTGCTTTTTAACGTTATTGGGTTCACTATTACAGTAATGGCAATTAGATGTAAATAAATTATAGGATTCAATAGAAGTTAAAGTAAAAATTAAGTCTCGCCTCGAGGCTTGTCTTTTGTAATCCATGTGTATAAGGCGGTACAATTTGTGGACTGGATCAGCATTTTCCCATCTGTGAACTTTAGCGCATTGTTTGCACATATCACCTAAATGACTCTCTTTTGTATTGCCGATATTTTCGTAGTCGTATTTATCAACCACTCTAATTTTTCCACAATCACATTGTATTTTATACTTCTTTTTATTTTTAACTTTTACTTCTTCTATTAATGTCCAAGATTTGATTTTTGCTTTCATATTTATATCCGGCTGCGGATTGTCCAATCTTTAGAATTGTTACGCTTCGGTATCTAAAGCTCTAAGGAGGTTCCCGCAATTAAAGAACTTCTTCGACTTATATTACTATAAGAAGGGCCCGGAGAGTTAGTTGAGCCTTATCGGTAACGTTGTACGATTGAGCAAATGCTCCTACTTGAGCTTCAAGTTCGAAAGCATTAGGGAATTGGATAGTACCAAACTCATCGTTAGCTTCAGAAGCGACAGTTGTCCACACTTTGTTAAACTCGCGACCTGCATCAAGCAGATAGGCGGGGATAGTAGTGTTGGGATTGTCGCCTTGAATGCGTACACGATAGATTGTACCTTGTCCGTCAGGAATACCGCTCTGTGTAAGTTCGAGTGGGTAATCGTTGTCCTCGCCGAAAAGAACGTCTGGTACATCGTAGTAGTCCAAATCAAGTTTGATGTTGAACTCTGTACCGTTAATGCCGATAGCTGTGTTAGAAGCTTCCAGGTTCTCTACGCTGCGAGCAAATTTCTCTTCTGCGCCTTGGAGTTTCCAGCGATAAATTTCGTTGTCGATTTCTTTTACGCCACCTGCTTTGCCGCCTGTCAGGCTCATCAGCATTTTGCCTTGAAACATTGACTCAGCAGAGAAAATCCGCATAGTCATACCTTCCATTACGTGAGGCTTGCCTGTTTCATAGGATTCACCAAGATATACGGAGTCGATGTTTTTACCGCCGAAACCGTCAAGGTGTTTGATAATCATGTTAGATTGACCAATCATGTTTGTTGTTATTGTTGTTTTGTGTTATTATTTTATTTTTATCTACTTTCTACTTATTTTACTAACTATTGATGAACTTATTCCAATCGAAGTCTTCTTTTTGGGTAGAGCGGCTGGAGGTAGAAGTAGGTCGATTTTTAGATGTTTCTTGCAGTATAGTTTTGAGTCCTTTGTTGACTTCTGTTTTCAATTTACCTTTGAGGCGAGTGTAGTTAAACCCGATACGGGGTTCGTAGTCTGCAAGTAGGTCAGCTAATTCGATTAGGTGTGCCGGATTAGAAAATATGTTAGCAAGAGTAGCAGTAAACTGCGTATTGGAATCTCCTCTCGAAGCAGGAGTAAGCATGAATGCTTTAATCCTGTTTTTTCTTTTTTCTTCTGTATTAGGGAAACTATCTATTGTTGAGACGAGTAATTCAGTCTGCTCTTTGATTTTCTTTTCCTGTTCCTTTCGTTTGTTTTCCTCTTCTTCTTCGATACGTGCGAGCTTTGTTTTCTGAAGTTCTTGAAGCTCTACGATTGAGTCTGCGCTCTCTTGTTCAAGATCACCATTAGCTTCGAGTAGGGCAACTAATTTATCAATTTTAGTGTCTGTGTAATTAGATGTGCTACGGTAGTAATCACGCATTACTGCGCGTTGAGTTTCGACATCATCTAAGTCTAATTCAGCATAGTTTACTGGCTGTAAACTTTGTGCAAATTCGAGTAGAGAAGTGCCTCCTGAAGCGACATAATTTAGAGCGTGTTTAAACTCTGGAGGAAGTCTTTCGAAGAAGCTTTCTTGTGCCTCTTCTTTGATAGTTTTTTTAGTCTGTTCGAGGGCTTCCTCGAGACTTTCTACTGTGCCATCAAACTTAAAGTCAGGAGAAGTTTTGAGTACAGAAGTTTTCTTCAAAAAGTCATAATACTGAGCGACTTGAGCACGCTCTTCATCATCTTCATCCGTATCTTCTTCTTTACTTTTTTGCGCTTCTTTTTCTTCTTTAATTCTTTTAGCTTCCTTCTTTTCGTCGTAGTCTAAGTCAATGTTTTCGTCGTCACCGTCGTTGTCACCGTCGTAGTTGTTGTCGTCACTTTTATTCGGATCGTCTTCGTGCGTATCGAAATCGTCGTCCTGATCGTTGTCATCATTAGTGTTGGGTTTTTGAGCCTTACGCTCTGCTTCTTCTTCGAAAAGGATTTCCTCGAAATCGAAAGTATCGTTTAGTGCCATTACAAATATAATATTAAAGTGTGATTTTTAGTGCTGATTTTTAACTTTTTTTCGTCTTGCTTATAGCCGCTTGTGCTTTTTTCTCCTCTATATCGAGCTTTCTTTCTGCTAATTTAGTCTCGGTCTTGAACTTTTCAATCTCGAACTGATCAGGTGTTCCGTTGTCATTTTTGTCTTGATCCATCTGGAATTTGAATGTATCCATTTCAGCAATACGCAGTTTAGTCTCGAGTTCACGAGCTTGTTTCTCAAGCTCGAACGCTTGTTGCGCCTGTTGCATTTGCATCTGAGCCTCCAATTGTTGCTGCTGCATTTGCTGCATTTGTGCATCTGCTTCCTGTTCCGAGGTCTTGATGATTGCCTCTAGCTCAGACATAGAATCAGTGCGGAACATACGGATAATATCTGAGACTTTAGCCTTGTCATTTTGAATGAAAGATTGGCTAAGATTGCGAAGAGTTTCGAATAGTTGATTCTCTTTTGGAGAGTTACTTACGAACACTCCGAAGTCTGCATTTTCTAAACTATCTGGAGTAATATTTAGAGTTTCGATAGACATATCATCTAAGATAAATGCTTTCTTAAAACTCTTATGTTTGAAGCAGTATTGTGCTGTCTGAAGTAGGGAATTTAAGATGTTTTCCCACACTTTATTATGCGCTTGAAAATACACTTCTGTAACCAAAGCAGACATAGCAATATTACTTTGTGCGTTAGTCACTGCTTCACTTGCTACGATCTGTCCTTCAGCAGGTTTTGTTACGCCTGCAACATCAGAAATTTGAGCGTCAATACTCTCTAAAATCTTAATATAATTGATTACGTGTTGCGCAGTAGACATGCTGGAAGAGCCTGTTACTTTGCCTCGTTGGCTCCATCCGGGTTGCTCTGCGTTCTGAAGTGGATTGTAAAAATCAATATTCAGTTCTGTTAAGTAGTAGAGTGTTTTTTCCAGACCAATCGAAGGATCAACCATAGAAATGTCGAAGTGAAAAATTGGGCCTTTGTCCTGTGCAATTAACTTTTTCATTCGGTGAGCGATACCTAAGTAGAGATACTGAAAAGGTTTCATTCTATCCATGAGTGACACGCTTGGAGCATTCATTGCGTTGTATATCATGCCGTGATAACCTAACTTCAAGTAGCCGTGTGCATTATCTTGAGAGCGAAATTGATTCTCTTTAGGCCCTACGTTTATGTAGACACTTTCTCCGATACGAGTACCTTCCCATATTTCTTCTATCCATCCTTCAGTGTAAGTATAAGTAGTAGGTTGTCCGTTGTTATCTACTGCTTCCCACACCCACTGTTTCTCCTTAGTTACAGGGTCACGCTGCGTCTTAGCAAAGTCTGGAATTTCAAACTTCTCGCTTACTGTATCCATCTCTTCTTCCCCCGCTTCATTCAAGTAGGAAATGAATCCGATCTTTTTCTGACTTCTCCACTCTGCGTGCTGTACCAGCCAATACTCATTATTGAGAGCATCCTTACCGTAAGAGCCTTCGCCTGAGAAGGGAAAGTTAGCTTGATTATAGTAGTAAGAGTCTTCATGAAAATATTTCATTTCGCTTCCTATCGTATCTGTTCTGCCGTAGTGATTAGGCCCCATTGACACATGATCAATTCTTTTAGCGTCCTCTTCCGATAAATTGGGAAACTTGTCGAAGATTTCAGCAGATGTCATGTACGTGCGATAACCAGCGTAAAGACTGTTTTCTACGAACTTCTGTTCTGGAGATTTGTGAAAAAATACTCCGAGAGGATTCAGTACAGTTATTTTAGGCAGTCCATTTTCAGATCCTACATACGCAAACTCTTCTCCTGCTATGAGCCCATGTTTAAACGCGTCATTCTTTTTATCCTTCAGAGACTCATACTGAACTAAATACTTAAGTAGGCGATTTCCTGTCACTTCTTTCTTCGAAAGAAAAGAAAGATTTTTAACTTCTGCTACTCGCCTTGGATCAATTAATTTTGTCGTATCTACTTGACTTTCAAATTGAAGACCCATTTGAGCCATTGTCTGCTCTATTTTTTGAAGTAGGGAATTAAACATCATCTCATTTTGCATGTCCAGTTTGGACTTAATGCCGTCATTATTTGTGAGAATTACTCGATAGTCAAATGGAGCACGTGCTTCTTTTGAGAGAAGTACTTGAATTTTATTGTATGTTTTATTATACGGCTGTATTTCATCCTTAAACTGCCCCACTTCTAATCCAAATGGATTGCATTCTCTTTCGAAGTCAGCTTGGTTTAAGATGTTGTTGTAAAGTTGGTAGTTAGAGAGCTTCCGTGTATACTCGCGAGAGCTATCTTCGGTATTAATAGCGTCTGTGAGTAGGCTGTCCAGTGTATCTTTAGCCCACTGCATATCATCTTTATATTTCTCTCTTTCTGAAATACGTTGTTTTGTAAAATTCTTCATTTCTATTTTTTATTTACTTGTTAGTAATGTTATAATTCTTCTACAGTCTATGTTTTCTGATTTACTCTGATGGCTTTAAACAACTTTTTATTGTTGGTGAGCACATTATAAAAACTTACATCTCCATTTTCTGCCATGTCTCGGTTCTTCTTTCTGTTATGAAGTTCTTCCAATCCTATAATACATCCTACAAGTGCCATCACTGCGTCATAGTTGCCTTTCAGATCGAACATTAGAAGTTGTTGGAGTATTAACTTGTCCACTATTGTATCGAGGTTTAGACGTACATCATCTCGTTTTGTAAGTATCCAAGTTCTCACATATTGTAGTGCCTCCCATTTTACTTTGTCGTTAGACATTGGATAGCCGTATAAAATATTTTTTTCATTCGTTAATTGTGCAGCCTTACGATTAAGTACTGTAGTAGGTTGCTGCATGAGTAGGTCAAGCCTTTTCACCTTCTCGAAATAATCTTTAGTGTTACCTACAGCATTCTCAAAGCAGATCGGAGCATCACCATAGAACATTGAAGTTTTATAGAGCAGCTCATTTATGACGTTTACTCCCTCGTAAGGCCTACCAAAGTAGGTGGCTACGATCTCCTCTGTGCCTACTGTAGTGGGATAAAGCGAAGTCTTCATTACGTGGAAGCAGCCAAAAGATCTGCTATGATTAACGTTGTCCCTAATTGGATCGTAGCCTATCACATAGGCATTCTTCGGAACTTTTCCAAGCTCAGGGTCAATATGAGGAAACTCGTAAATGATCAGAGAGGAAGAAGTATCATCTTCTTTGTGAGGCCATACTCTTACCGCAGGTAGTGTAGGGTCAACAGTATAGTTAACTCCATTTAGTGTAGAGTTTGAATCAAAGTAGAGTGTGACTTTGTTACCGAGTTTAGTGTGAAGATCATTGTCTGTTACTACAGAAAGACGATGCCGTATTTCAGCAGAAGGAAAAATGTTAGCTGCTTTCGATAGAAATATCTCAGAGGGTTTAATCGGTCGATACTGTATTTCTTTATTGTACGCTTCACTGCCTCCACTACCTTTAAGTGCAATAGCACGCTTGGCATCAATTTCTTTTAGAGCATCTTCTTCTCGTGTATTACCATTCTCATCTTTATATTTATTCAGGGCCATATAAGCAGGAATAAAAGTTCCGATCATTCCTTTATGCTCCCATTTATCTTCCATGCAGACTATGTCGAAGCTCTCTGGATTATAGAACATCTCTTGAACATCCGCAGTAGCTTCATCAATATTACCTCCTGTTCCACCCATAACAAGAGAACCAATTTTACGAAGACCATCTCGAAGGTTATCCTTCGTGTTTGCGTATACAGCTTTCAGGTCTTTAAAGATACCTACTTCATCAAGTATGATAGCCAGCGGACGAGAACCTTGGTCAGCGAAAGGGTTATCACGGAAAGTACGGTGCTTAATTATTGAACCAGAGACAGTGTCCCATCCGCCTTTGTATTTCTTCTTATACTCTGCTACAATCTTCGATCCTGAGGCAAATGAGCCTACATAGCGCTGCGTCATCGGAGAGGGATACATACGATCCCCTACAAAGTATTTACCGGGAAGATTATCGTACCCTACTTTTGTCTTGTCGAGTAGCAAGGTTGAGAATTTTGAGTCTTCTGCTCCGACAGTTAGTTCGATTGGATTGACTTTATAGTTTCTATCCTGTTTTTCTGGATCAACATACACAGTCTGTCCTGATATTAACCATTGATGAAGAGCTATGCCCTGTCCCATCAAATAACTTTTACCAGTATCACGAGATCCCATATAAAGCACATTTTGTGCTTCGTTGTTAAAGAGAGCACGTCCTGCTGCCTTATCGTAGTAGGCACTAAGGATATGTCGCGGATCTCGAAAGGGTTTCTTTTTAAGTACTGTTAGATTAGTGTCTACTATTTCTTCTCCGTCTACGAAGTAGGTATCAGCCACTTGTCTGACGGCAGTTGGATCAATATGTGCGACATCTTCTGCGCTCAAGCTTTCATCGAACACTATTCGATTACCTGTATAAGATTCGTCTCCTTCGAAGCCTGAAAATCCTCTCGCAAGAGTCCATTCTCTCATCAAGTACCATTCAGTATCTCTTAACTCTGGTTTAAGAAGGACTTTAGCATTAGTATAAGCATTCGCATTTCGAAGAATTGTTCCAAGGTTGGTATAAAAATAAAGGCCGGAAGGGCAGTAATAGCCCCCCGACCAGTAACCTTCTATGCTACGTCGTTTTAATTCTTTCCAGAATTTCTTATAATCTCTTGATAGTGGATGTAAATTAGGAATCTCCTTTATAATAAAATTATTACGATCGAGCATTTAAGTTTGTTTTATTTTATTTTGCTTTTTGTTTTTACTCAAACTCTCCATCAAGACGTTCCGGTTCGTACACTTCTCGTTTCAAGCGGTGAACTGTAGCATTAGTGAGAAGGAGCATACCTGCTGCTGACGCAGCATTCTTCAGGGATTCTGTTACTACAAGAGTAGGATCAATAACTCCTGAGTCAAATAAGTTTTCGATTCTGTGAGTAGCCGCATTAAATCCGAAAGGTTCGTCTGGGTTAGCTTGCTGTACTTTTGAAAGTTGTTTTATTACCTCGATAGGATCTAAGTCAGCATTCTCGAGTATCTTATTGAAAGGTGCTTTCAGCACCCTTTGGAACGCTTCTTCAATACTATCATTAGTTTCCATTTCACTGGCTATACGAAGCAGGGTCATGCCCCCACCTTCAACATATCCTTCTTTAATTGCTGAAGTAACTGCACGGAGAGCGTCATCTACTCGATATTTAACTTCGAGAGCTTCTGTTTCTGTAGCTGCTCCTACGCTGATGACTGCAATCTTGCCTTTCAAGAAAGCAATCCTTTCCATAATCTTATTCGTCAAGTAGGTAGTATTCATCGGATCCGTCAACTGGCCTATAAGTTCTTCGATACGATCTTCGATCTTCTTTTTTTCTCCTCCTGTCTGAAGTAGAAGAGAGCCTTCGTCAGTTACTACGATCTTTTTTGCTGAGCCTAAATCAGCTTCAGTGACATCTTCCAACCTCTTCGAAGCTATATTAGAAATGAGAGTAGCACCAGTGAGTGTGCAAAGATCTTCGAGGATTTGAGCACGACGTTCTGCATAAGCCGGTGCTCTGAGAGCGACCACAGGAAACATATTATGAATACGATTTACTACAAGTAGCGCAAGTGCTTGGGCTTCGAGTTCATCTGCGATGATAACCAGAGGACGCTTCAGGCGTTGGCTAATCTCGAGAGCTGTCACTACTTCTACGTTGGCACGTATCTTCTTGTCTGTAATAAGGAATACAGGATTTTCGTACACTACTTCACGCTTTACTTTATCCGTAAGGAAGTAGGGTGAAAGGTAAGTCATAGTAGGAATGTTAGCTCCTTCTACTGTAGAGACTGATGTGTGTCCAGACTTAGAATCTTCCAGTGTGAGGATTCCATCCAAGCCTACAAAATCGTATCCTTGTTTAATCAGATCTCCGATCTTTGTGTCATTATTGGCAGAGATAGAGGCGATGTGACGAATGTTATCCAGAGTCACTTCTTTGGACACCGCTTTTACTTTGTTGATTGTTTCAGCAGCAAGTTTTTCGAAACTGCGTTTGATTGTATTAGGATCTGCTTTAAGCAGTGATCCTTCTCTGAGAAGTTCATAAGCAAGTAGGGTGGCAGTTGTGGTATTGTGTGTTGCTATGTATCCGTCGGTAATGTATAAGTTATCTGGATTAGACACTTTTATACACCTCATTTGAGTCAGTGTATCAGTTTTTTCTATAGAAACAATTTTATTTCCTCTTTTATATCCCTTAAGCTGTGTTATCCTATGTATTGGAGTATTTGAATATGAATCTATGTCTAAATCTCGCACATGAAGTTTGTGATGAACGCTGTATCCGAGCGAATATGCAAGCTCTAAGAAATCATCCTTTAATTGATCGCTAACTGTAGAGAACTCAAAGTTGCCTCTTTTATTTATGTACCCATCAGTATCCAGCAATCCTTGCAACAGACCACTTCTTACTATAACATTATTATATAAGTAGTCTTTAGGAATAAATTTAGTTTTGCTGTTAGTTCCATGCAAACCTAATTCTTTTAGGGGCTCCTGTAAGGAGGAGGATAAAACAACTCTAAAATAGTTTTTATCTTCCACCCACTTGACAGATTCTATAAGTAACGGCTCAATTTTACTGAGTACGTGTTCTTTTGCAAGTCCTAAAGAAAGTTCTATTCGCCCAGTTCCTGATAAACTACCGTCTCCAATTAAAAGCCCTACTAAATAAGGATCAATAGCCACGTTCTTTGTGTTAAACTCTACGGCAGTATTAGGAATAAAGACACTTCTATTTTTGTGCGCTGGAATAATATCTTTTAGGGGCAGTGTTTTTCTTAAGCCTCGCTCTGTTACTATTGTCCATAAGTGATCTTCACAACACTCTACGACTCTACCATTAGAGAAATAAACTTTGTAGATCTCTTTCTCTCCTTTCTCATACGTTTCTTCTATCGTCTGAGTTGTTCCATTTGTACCACAGATAATATCTCCTTTATTTAGATTACCAATTGTTACAAAACCATTAGGCGTGAGTACTTTTGCGTACAAAGGTTGTGGGCCGTCTCCAGCTACTTGTGCTGTTGTTGCTGCTGCTTGCTTAATTATCTGGGCACCAAGATTCTCGATTGGATCCGCGAGTGTAATGTGCTTAGCCACTGTTACGCCATCTTTGGTTACGTGTGGTACATTATACTCTGGTTCGATAATTACTGTGCGTCCGCTTGGGCCGAGAGTAGAGGTGACTGCGTCAGTGAGTATAGTTACTCCACGCATCATTTTTACTTTGGCTTCTTCTCCGAATGTTACTTGCTTTGTGTTATTTGACATAGCTGTTTACTTTATTCTTTTTATTATATTATATTATATTATATTAGATTAGATTCTTTTCTGATAGCGAGAGTTCTCCGTCACCATAAATCTCTTCTGTGCCTTCATGGTCTACTGCTCGTTGTACTTTCAGGTATTGATCCCACATACGGGAAGAGGCGGACATCATTTTATCCAGCATTTCGAAAGTCTCTTGATTGTATGGCTGAGAAGCGATAAAATCATCTCGCTCTTCCAGTTTTTTCTCCCAGTTACGAAGCAGCTTTTTAGCTTTGGGGAGAAAAAAGTTTTCCATCTTCGCTATAATATCCTGATATAGCGGCATGTCAAAAGTAAAGTCTCGTGCTGCTTTAGTCTTTACACCTACTATATCTTGCTTAATTATAGCTTTCTTTGAAGGAGAATCAAGGGCAGCGTACTCACTCTCAGGATGCGTTAAGTAGTAGATGCCCCACATCACATTTGAATCTATGCCGCGTTCGTATTCTGCTTTAAAGAGTAGGCTGTGATTATCGTGTTGATAAAAACTCTTTTCTATATTTGCTTGTATCATCGTGTATACTGCGTATTTTCAAATTTAGCAGCTTCTTTATATTGCTCCCGTTCCTTTAGCGTTTGAATAAATTCTGCATACGCTGCCATGTTCTCTTTCAGAGCCTTCCACTGCCCTTCATTCATGAATGTTCCCCATCTTCCTTTTGAATCCTCCTTGTGCGGAGAGTAGAACATCTGCGGCGTTTTACATTTACACACTTCACACTGTCCTGCTTTTAGGCACTCACCACAAAGAAACTTACGCAATTCTACCTGCTCTTGAATGTGGACAGGGAGATGTGATTCAAAAGCAT